CTTCTGAAATTTCTAATACTATACTCAGTAAATTAATTATAACCCCATTAGCTAATCAGGAATGGATTATTATGAAAAAAATTAAAAAAATACCATTGTGGAAAAATTACTTTGTTATATCTGAATCAGCTCCATGTATTCCAGCCATAACACAACATGATATAGACATATCTAAATGTAAAATCATAGATAATAATAATATTTCTAATTTTAGAATTCTTAATTTACCATATGCTGGTACACCTCTTACTATTTATCGTATTGATACATTTTCTTTTGATTTTATGAATTTTATTATTCATTTTATTGAAGCTGGAGCTCTTCTTAATCTATTTGGTATAGTACATCGTGATATACATCAAGGCAATATTCTTATTGATAATGAACAAATTTTACGTATTATTGACTATAATTTATCTATAATTGTTAATAATACGGTTACAATAAATATGTTAAAACATAAATATGATTTTAGCTTAGGACATGAACCTCCTGATTCTACAATTGTTAATGCTGTTCATCTTGGATTTAAATATCAAACAGTTATTGATTCTATTATTCAGAAAAAACCAATTATGAAGAAAATACGTAATATTCTGGGAGTAACACAAGAAGAGCAATATAAATCATTAGAAGAATTTTATACAAAAAGTAAATCTGTTAAAATTGGTGATGAAGTTTCATGGTTTAATAATTATTGGACAAAAATAGATAGTTGGGCAATTGGTGTTAATATAGTTGATTTAATTTCAAAATTAATTCTATGGCCAGAATTTTCTAAATCTTATAAAAAAATTAGTCCAAAAATAGTTCCTATACTTAAAAAAATGTGTGAATCCGATCCACAAAAACGAATTGATTGTGTACAAGCTCTTAATTTAATTTCTCCAAACAGCTTCATTATTCGCAAATACGCTAAACCTTGGATTAATAAAATTGGATCTGGTTTATAATTATTATATTTATAATTATTAAGAATGACATCTATGGTTAACAATGCTAATAAAATATCATTGGCTATTCAATCAATTACGGGCATTGTTGGAATATATGGATTAACAATTCCATTAGCACCAAAAGATGCAATACTTGGACAAGTACTTGGACTTGAAATTTTTGTTCAAATTATTGAATTTTGTTTTTATTTGGGATTTTTATCTGAATTTAATCTTAACGATTTGACTAAATATAGATATTATGATTGGTTTATATCTACACCTATTATGCTTTTTACTATTTCTTTATATTTTTTTTACATTAATTTTATTGAAAAACAAGATAAAATTATAACTATTACTGAATTTACTAAAAATAATGTAATACAAATTGCTGGAATTGTTATTCTTAATTTCCTAATGCTTCTATTTGGTTTATTAGCTGAATTGGGAATAATTAATAGATGGCTTGCTTTCATTTTAGGTACTATATCATTATGTGGTTCATTTGGAATAATTTATGAGAATTACGCAAAGTTTTCTGAAAAGACTAAAAATATTTTCTGGATAATGTTTGGAATATGGTCTCTTTATGGAATCGCATTTTTATATCCTCCTATTATGAAAAATATCGGATATACTACACTTGATATTTTTTCTAAAAACTTTTTTGGATTATTCTTATACTATATAATTCAACAAAAACATATTTAATTTTATATATATATATATTTATTTCTTTTTTGTTTTATTTTTATTTTTTCTTGTTTTTGTTCTTGTTCTCTTATTATTACGCTTGCCCCCTCTCTTAAGTTTTATTGTACGCCCTTTTGGAGCACATATATAACTACAAAAATTATCATAATTTAATCCTGAATCTGGATATATTCGTGATGCTAATTGTGGGTCATAAATCGGTCTTCCTGATGCGTCTACACGCGTGACATATGTAGCTCCTGGTTTATGAGACCAATAACCGTTTGAATCTTGTCTATAAAAATGATAATCTTCATCTTCATCGACAACTAACGCAATCTTACTTGAGTTTTTTGGACAACGATTTTCAAATGATGTTATTTTTAAATTAGGTACATCACCAAATAGACGTCCTACTAAATCAGGACAACGCTTTCCATTTACCTTTGACCAACTTGGATAACCACTCGCGCGACCGGGTTGAGGAAATGGTATTGAACACGAATTTTTAGTACAATTTGGCATTTTTGGTAATTTTTTATAATCAAAAGCATACGCAAAACAATTTAATGCTTCCTTTAATCCTTTATGTTTATTATATGCATCTGGGTCAAAATTTGGTTCTGTTCCAGTCATCTCAGATTTTCTTGGACAAATTGTATTATGTTTCGCACAAAATGGTGAATTTTCTAATGGTGGATTTTTACAAGATGGTATACATTGACATCGTGGTATATATTTTTGTGTTGTATATCTTACCATCTTATTATTTCATTTGATTTAATTTATCTTCTAAATTATCTTTAGATATTATAATAATATTTTCATCTTTTTGAATTACTGATTGTGACAGTATTAAGGAATCTACTGCTTTTTTTACATCATATGGTTCATTTCCTTTCATTGAATTAATAGGTTGGTCCAATGATGGCGGAAATAATTCACTTTGTATATTTCCATTTTGATTATTTATTATTGTATTTCCAATTGGTACTTGACCTATCTTTTCATCTGCCTTATAATATTCTTCTTCCACTTGTTTCATCTTTATCTTTTCTACATAATGTGTAAAATGAGTAAATTGATTTAAATGTGTTGGTATTTCATTTATTAATAATCTACCATCATAACGACCATTTAGACTAAAATACTGCCAGCCCTCGCTCCTCAAACGTTCCAATGTTGTATTCAAAAAATAATATTTTTTATCTACTTTAAATAATGTTAGTATCCCGTTAAATATTGTAACCAATATTGAAATTATAACCGTTGCCCAATACACTTGTATTGTAAAATCATAACTTGTAGATATATAGCTTTTATCTGCATTTTGTATTGATAATAACGCAGGAATGAATAACGAACCAACTGTTACTATAAAATGACCTGAAAAGAATAAATACGAATAATTTCTTGATCGTCTTTGAATATTTTCTAATATACTCAAATATCTTATTTGAATTATCTGTTTTTGTACTTCTGATATTGATAATTCTTGTAAAATATTTCTAAAATTACTTCTATCTTTATATTTAGTACAACAAATCAAACTTGTATGTGGTTTATAAACTATTGATGATTTATTTTCAGACATCTCTATATTATAATTAATATAAAAATTGATATCATAATTTTACATTAAAATATCATATCAATATTTAATAAATATAATACAAAAATCATGTTCATTTCAAGAAGTCTTATCTTTTATCCAGGATTATATGAAGATAATTGTCAAGAATTATCTGATGAAATTATTATACCATCTTTCTATCTTAATAAAATTATGGATCAATTTGATGACAATGAAACACTTTATGTTGATATGATTAATACTGAAACAAAACAATCAGTTCTCGTTACTATCGGGAATCCTCATTTATTCGATAAAAATACAATCTTTGCTTCTCAATGGATTCTTGATATTATTGGTTGTACAGGTAATTGTGATACTGTTATTAAAATTAAAAAAGCTAATATGATAGATATTCCTATTGCCAATAAAATTATTATTAAACCTCTTGATCCTATTGCATTTGATCTTGATACCATTAAATGTTTTGAAACAGCACTTATGAATCTTCACTCCATTAAAGAAGGTATTACTCTTCAAATTCTAATTCCAGAACTTGGAAATAATTATATAATGTTCGCATATATTGAAAAAGTAGAACCAGCATCAATATCACGAATTGTTCATAGTGAAGTTGTTGTAGAATTTATTAATGAATTTAAAGAAAATATTATTCCTATTATAAATCCTATTATTATTCCTGATATTATTCCTGATATTATTCCTGATATAAATCCTATTATAAATGAAATTATATCAGATATAGATATAAAAGAAACACAACGTAAACTTGTACGTGATTCTTGGATTAAACGTTTTCAAAAAGAAGTATAATAATATTTAGTTAAGTTTTATTTTATTAGGTATTTTTTTAATTTCAGGTAATATTTCTCCGTGAAATTGTCTATCAAAATAATCAATTGAACGTCCAAAATTGGCTCTGGGATAAAAAGCAATCATTCGTATTTCTTTAATCATTTTCATTGAATCAAGAGCTCTTATTTTTAAATAAGATATCAAAAAAAATGCGACTGATGCAGCTGAACGTTGCATTCCCGCCATACAATGTACTAAAATTGTTTTTCCTTGAATATATTCAGTCATTATTTTATATGCTATTTCTGCTGACCATAACTCCATATTTCTAATTTCTGTTTCTTCTAAATTATCATCAACTGGTATTCTAAATTTTATAGGAATCATCGGAGAGAATGGAAGATTCTTTGTACAATTAAAAACTACTACAATATTATTTTGTGTTATAAATTTTTCATCCATTGATGCTTTTGCATTTCCTAACCATATGCGTGGAATAATTTGATGAGCATTTTTATTTGCTTCTAAATTCATACTAAATTATTTCCTATTATATTTTTTAATTTATAACACATAAAAATTGATATTAAACATAAAATATATTATTTGATAACAAATGTCCTTATCAAGACACTTTTATTCTCTTGATGAAGTCCAAGCCGCTTTACTTTATACAACCTCTCATAATAATTCTACTGAAGCATTATTCTGGTGTCAAGAAATGATTCTAAGTGGTTGTATTGGCGAATCTATTTCAATACTCTTTCAAAGTTGGCTATGGAATACTGGCCCTATGAGACTTCAATGGCTTATTGATGCATGGCAAACAATTGCTACTGAAGAACTATCTGAAGATGATATTCTACTTTCAACATATAGACTTTCATCTATGTATCACACAAATCGTGATAACTCTCTTTGGAATATTCTTGTATTAATTATAAAGAATCCTAATGAGATGCCTGATACTGTTACGAGAAAAACACCAGACGTTATTCCATCCGAAGATGAAAAAGAGATATATTTGGTGCGTGCTATGTTTCAAGGTAAAGCAGCAAGTGCTTGGTGGATTTGTCAATTTATTGAACCAGAACGTATTTGGATACTTCTTAATTGGTTCGCTGAAAATGTAAATAAAAAATATTACAAACAATATATTATATGTTTAAAAGCATTATATAATTATGAACAATTATTAGGATATAAATCAGATGAATATGATATTATTGTTCGATGTGCTGCTGTTATAATGATGTCTATAAGGTCTAAAAAACAAGAAGAGAGTTTTAAAGAACAGATTACATCAATTGATAAAAATAATTTACAAACTTTGAATGAATTAAGCGCATCAATTGGAAGGCGTGATAGAAGAGTTCATCAGATACCTATATTGTGTCTATATGGTACAACTATACGTGGGAGAAGTAAATGGGCTCAAAATACATATCAACAATTATATAATATAGAGACATATATCATAGGATGTCCATTTTGGGATGAAGTTTTAGAAAAATATGCCGATATTGATGAATTGAAAACTATTAAGTGGAAATCAGATGATAAAATGGAAGAATTTTATGATAAGTACTTTCCTGATGATATTCCAGATGAATGGACAAAAAAAGACCAGCAAAAATCGCACGGCGATGGACTAATTAGCCCAAATGATAAGCCTAATATCTGGAAATATTCACGAAACTTTATGTCAAAAATGCCACAATTAGCCTGGAATACAACTAAAATAATTAATAGTTACTTAGAAAAAGTAGATATTAATGATTGTTTTATTGAAAATATTATTCAACTCTATAGAGATCCTATACCTCTCACACAAGAGAACTTAAAGAAATTATTACCCAGACATAAGATTAAACTGTACAATTAATAATGTATTATCTGTATTATTTTTTTTGTTTACGTGTTGTATTATATTTAGGCTTACAAGATGTACGACCAAATATAGCACAACCAATTCTACTACCACTATGTCCTGTTACTTTACTATCTTCAAATGAACCCTTTCCTAAATCATCTTCATCC